AGAAGAAGAGATTATGACAGCTGACCAAGAGTCAGAAAAGGAAGAGGTTGAGCAAAAGAACTTTGACGACCTTACAGATGAAGAGATTGAATCTGTGAAAGAACTCGAAGCTAGTGCATGATGGGAAGTATTATTAAAGTGCATGAAGAAGAGAGTAGAGAAACAGGACGAGAACATCCTAGTATTAGCAAAGGACAACTGTTTCAATGCTAAGACAGAAGGATTCTCATTCTATGAAGTTCTCTGAGCATTTACACAAGGTATGGGAGAGATGGAGAGACTTGTAAAGGTTATAACTACTGACCCAGAAGATGTGAGAAAGGCACAAGAGGCTTTGAAGAACGCAGAGGCAATGATGAGAGGAGAAAAAACAAGCGAATAAGCTCTCAAATATTCGAGACCGAAGTTGCAAGTCTATAAACTAATCAATTACAGACAAGTTGACGTCTATAAATCAATTCGTGTTGGTAGAATGGCACGACTTTACATTCTATTTATTAATACCATGACAGACATGGAAGAATTGGATAACACTGAGGTTGAGCAGAAAAAATCTGGATATGCTGCTTTGAGAGAGAAGCATAGCCAAGAAATGGCTGACCTACAGGCTAAACTAGATGCAGAGATTGCAGGAAGAGCTGCAGACAAGAAACTTTACTTTGAGAACACAATGAAGAGTAGAGGTTACGAATGAGACTTTAATTCATTTGCTGACAAATACAGTTCATTAAGCATCAACGACATGGTTTCATTGTATGAAGGGCAGAATGGGAAACCAGCTGTTGTTCAGACTGCACCAGAAGCAAGTCAGACTTCTAGTGAAGGTCCTAAAAGTGTTATTGCATGAGCCAATCCAACAACTGAGGTTGGATGAAAGAAGCTAGGAGACATGAGTACAGACGAATTGTTGAACTATGCAAAAACACAATCTCGGTATCATAATTAATGTTGGAGAGGCTAAATATTTTATTTAGCTTTAACATTTATTTATTATGGCATTCGACAGATTTAACGTTGCAACTGACCAAGCTGCAAACATTATGGCAACAGGAAACATCGATGACGTTTCAAACGTAAATGATTTCCTTACTTACTTACTTAAAAAATCATTCCTTGAAAACGGAGAACCATCTACAGTTTTCATGAAATTCTGAGTAAAAGCATCTCATCAAGGTTACAAGAGCATTACTTGGCCTAGATTAGGAGTTATGAAAACTACTCTTTCACAAGCTGCTTTGACTGAAGGAGTTACTCCAGACGGACACACTAACGTTGTAAAAACAGTTACTGCTGTACCTGTACAATTAGGAGACTACTCAATCATTTCAGATGTATTAGATGTAGAAACATTACTTCCAATAATTGCTGCACAAGGAAGAGAATTAGCAAACAATGCTGGAAGATTGGTTGATGAATTCATCCAAGACACATTGGCTAACAGTTCTATTGGTGTTATGTATGCTGGAACAGCTACTTCAAGAGCTGGACTTACACCTGCTGACACTATGGACTTAGACCTAATCCTTAAAGCATGTACATACTTAGCTGCACAAGGACAAACTGGAGAAAGATTCAAGATTATTATGCATCCAAATGTATTCTTAGACTATGCTAAATCTAGTTCTACTAATACATGGTTGAACAAATTAATCTACGAAGACTTCAAAGGAGTTAAAGACGGATTTGTTACAGCTGGAGTAAACTACGACATTTACGTTTCTTCTAACGTAAAACCATTTACAGTAGATTCTGACCCAGATTTCCAAGTATGGCCAACATACGCATTCAGAGATGGTGCTTACTGAGTAGGAACACTTCAAAATCTTGAAACTTTCTACAAACCATTCTGAGCTGCTGGAACTGAAGACCCATTAAATCAGAGAGCTACAGTAGGATGGAAATGTATGTACGGATGTGCTGTCCTAAACGACTTGTTCATCGTAAGACTTGAATCAAGAGCTGGAACAGACTACGCATGGCAAGAAACATTAAGCTAGTTAGTTTGCTTATATATATGGGGTGGGGAAACTCACTCCATAGAATAAACAGACTTATTTATTCCTTAAATAGCAGTAGATGGCAACAATCCAAAACATGTATAATAATTGGTGCTTAGAAGAAATCAGATGAGGTAATCAAGTAAATGATGACGTATGGTTAGCATGGTTCAAGAAATGACTGTTGACTTTCCAGAAAATGATTCTAGAGTTTATCTCAGCTAAACAGAATACTTCATCAGTAGTACAAGACCTACAAGCATGAGAAGCAGTATATAAGCTACCATTATGAGAGAGTTGAAAGCCAGATTTCTATAGTATTATTCAGTTAAGAGTAGCATATAAGACTGACAAAAACTGAAACCCAGTATACAGAGTATGTAAACCAATAAATCTGACTGATTATAATATTACACCAAATTGAAGACAATTCTGAGAACCTATGGTTTGGGACAGAATCTCTAAGAGGAATCCTAAATATATTTTTGTAGACAAAGACCATATTAAGATTTTCCCTACTCCAACAGAGGGAGTAGACAATGGACTTTCATTGAACTACAACTATATGCCAGACATAGATTCTATTAATATGAACACTAATCTATCTACGTTGAATCTACCATGGTATTTCCTAGACGCTATTGATGATTACATAACTTTCAGACTATACCAAGCAGAGAATCCAGAGATGGCACAATGGTATTACCAACAGTTTGAGAATACACTACATGACAATATTTACTGACTAAACAAGGATAAGAGACCAATCGATGAATGATTTGCAGATTTACGTTACTTTTACCATTATTAATATTAATCAATGGCAGTAGGAGAAGCAAAACAACAAGTAAAGAATGGGAACAAAATAACACAAGTCAGTTGGACAGACTGAACAGCAATGGATGTTTACTACTGACTAGACCATAGTTTTCAATACTCTAGAAACATAAATACAGATGACGAATTACACTGAATCAAGTTATCTACTAAAGCATACTTCACGGAATATTTTGCAGGATGTCAATTAACCAGTGTGTGAGAGAATGGTGTGGTTGCATTGCCAGTAACATGATTAGCTAAACCTAAATGGTTCGACCAATATACGTTTTTTAGTGGAGGTAGTACATGATGAGAGGACACAGACCCAGACTCTAAACATAGAATATGTCCATGAGTAGTCTTTCAAGATTATTTCTGGTATGCCACAACAAGAAACCAAGACAATTCAGTATGACTATGTGCAAGAAGAGTAAATAACAGTGGGAACAATTATATAGTAAGGCCGTATGACCATCCAGAATCTACAGATGAATCTATAGAAGACCCAACTAATATATTACTTCCAATGAAGTGACCTATTACAGCTATTCTAAACTATAACAATTCTAGACTAGTAGTAGCTGCATGACAAGACGTTTGGGTATATTATCCAGAATTAGACCAGAATAGTCCAGTTCTACACCCATCAGACCCATGAAGTGAGGCTAACTGAACAAGTTGATGGAAGAAGGTACGAACATACGAAGCATGAGTCACTATTGTTGGTCTGACTTGTTCTTTTGAATATTTGAAAGTACGGTGTGTAGATGAATGACGAAATACACAAGTCTACTATTACCAAGGTAACAACAACCTAAGAAATACATTTGTATATAATCTAGTAGATTTACCATGAGTAAGATGTCTCAGAGTATATTCAGTTAATGGTATAGATTATTATGTCTCTAGTATAGACTGAGCAGATGGATTTGTAAACTTATATAAACTAGTATGAGACACTCCTATACAGTTATTCAAGACCAGAGCATGATTAGACGCACTTGACGTAAACTTCAAAGCACCATATTTTGTATGACCTACAGGATTAGACGCAGCATATTATGGAGGTAAGTTCTATATAGCAGATGCTTATGGATTATTCCAGTTCACATATAATCCACAAGGATTTGACAAAGGTTACATGAAATGGGGGCTATATAATAACAAGCAAGTATACTGAGTATGTGAGAACCAAGGTTACTTATATGTCTCTACTGAGGACTGATGTTATATTATGAGAGTAATAGACACATGAAAACCAGTTCCAGAGAGTAAGAGCTGAGATGAAGTTACATATAAGACAGAAGGTTACCAAGAAGAATGAATCTTAATCTCTAGGGAGTATGAAGGAAGAGAGTGAGGGACGGTTACTAAGATGTTGGACGAAATCAGACTTAATTATGAACTTAATCCTAATACTAACAACAACGGAACTATAGACATATACGTCTCTCCAAACAATCTATGGAAGGATACAGACCCTGCATCTCCATCTAGTGACAGATGGTATAAGGTTATGCACATAGACCAAGACAGTGCAGGAACTAGAACGGAGAAGTCTAATCTATTCAACGACTTAAATAGTTGAGAATCAGCTTTCAAGTTTGATTGGCAGACAATCACATACGCTATAGTAATAAAGAGATGAACGGAGAAGAAAGCTACACCAATAGTAAGACAGATTGACATTAAATACCATTGCAAAGACAAGGTTAATAACGTTTATGACATAAATTAAAGATGGAACGACTATTAGAAGACTGACAGCATGAATATAGAGCTACTCCTAACGAGTATCCTATTTCTAATAATGACAGACCTGCTACATACGACCAGTTCATTACACTAAGGGACACATTAGTATTCTCTAATAAATACTATGCAGATAAAGCAGGTAGAAGTCTGATAATATGAACTAAGTTAGATGGTACTCCTACAGATACGATAGAGATACGAGAACCTAATCTATCTAAGATGAGTTTCCAACCATGATATGAGAGTGATTGGTCTTTGATAGACGATGAAACTCAATGAAACTACGTAACTGCATGATATAGTGAGAGTGCTAATCCATTAGCATGTACAATCAATAAGACATGAAGGTATAGAATATCTCATAAGCAACAGTTCGTAAACTTAGATACTACATCGATAACCAGAGTACATACATTTGTGAGACAACACCACTGAGCTAGTACGATAACTAGAGCAGCATTTGATTGGGAATGGAGTACAGTATGAGAGTTCAAGAGAGTGACGGCATTTGGATACGTAGAGTGTGACTTGGAGAAATGAGATTGGCTAGAGTTATTAATGTTAGACCAGAATGATAGCCATATCGATTCTAGTTATACACAGTTAAATTCAAATTGGCGACATGTTGAATATATAGATTTAGCTTATAATTAATTATAAATGGAAAGCAAAAAAGACAATCCAACGCTAGACCCTATAGCATACAGAGAGGATTATCCAGAAGAGAATATTATAGGAACTGAGCAAGCTAATGAATCATTTTCAGCATACGGAGATGACTCTGACTTAGCACATCAGCAACAATCTCTTGGATGAATGAATGATAAGTATGGATGAGAATGAGTGGGAGTAGTGAATTATAATGAGGACGCTACTCTAAGCAATCTCCCTAATTATATATATTGAAAGGAAGCTAATCAGACATGAGTAGAATGATACCTTTCTAAGAGAAACGATAATGTTGCATCAGCTTTATTTAATGAATGAAAATTAACTAAAGAAGATGTAGTAAACTATCTAGCACAACAGCAATGATGGAATAACTCTTCAGAAATGGATAGAATGAACACAGTAGAATCTATCTGGAAGAGAATAGGTAATTTACAAGGTAATGGAGGACAGAAGAAAGAAACAGTA